GATTCTCACCATCTTATCATTTCCTCTGCTGGGAGTAAAATCCTGCACCGGAATTCCCATCGCCCTCAATTCAAAAATCAACGGCGCTCCACTCGCCTTCGCCTCAACAATAAAAGCATCTGGCTGCCAATTCCTATATTCCTCTAACGCCACCTGTTTCAACTCAGGAAACTCCATCCTCGCCTTAAACGCATCAAGAAGGATCACGTTCGGGTCTTGAGGGTTCTCGTTCATGTAAAACACACCCCAGGTCGTACAAGCAGAATAGTCAGCCCGCTCAGATTTTGTAAAAGCCGTATCCCAAGACTGAATAATATATTCACACGCGGGGGGATCCTGATCCCACACCCTCCACCACTCTCGCTTCACAATCGCACCTTCTTCAGATGTGGGGGATTGCATGTACTGTGCATTCCATTTTGCAGCGGGGAGTTCAGACTTCAGGGCTTCGAGTTCCTCTATCCTCCAGAACTCTGGCCATAAAGGTTTACCGCTCGGCATGATGGCCGGTAACTGTATAACCTCCCACTTCTCTCCATCCCTGTCGATCATGGACTGAACAATCCTGCCAGTCAGGTCCCGTTTTGCCCAGCGGGTCATAACCACGACGATGGCACCACCAGGTTGTAGACGCTGGCGAGGGCCGGATGTATACCACTCGTAGACTTTATCAAATACGGATGGGTCTCCGGCTGCTAGGGCTGCTTCTTGTTCGGAGTGGGGATCGTCGATGATGAGCAGGTCCGCACCTTTACCCGTTACCGTACCACCGACACCAATCGCAAAATACTCTCCGTCTTTATTCGTAGACCAACGTCCAGCGGCTTTGCTGTCCGATCTTAGATTCACAAATGGGAATATTTTGTGGTATGTCTCAGATGCGACAAGGTTCCTGACTTTACGGCCAAAACCCACCGCAAGTTCAGCTGTGTTAGATGTCTGGATAATTTTTTTACCAGGATACTTTCCCAAAAACCAAGCGGGTAACATAAAGGAAGCAAATTCAGATTTTGTATGACGGGGAGGCATGTTGATGATTAGTCGCTTCAGTTTCCCGCTTGCGATCTCCTCAAACTTCTCAGCCATCAGCTCATGATGGCGTCCGTGTATAAACCCAGGCCACATCTCATTCACGAACAGCATAAAGTCGTCGGCGGCTTTCTCTACGCTCAAGCTCTGTTTGTAGACCTCGAACATATCCCACATCTCCTCCGCCAACTCGGGAGGCATGTTCTGGATCGCCGCTTCCATCTGCTCTACGTTCATGCTAACTCGCTAAACTTAATATACACAGGCCGAACACTCCTGTCCTTGCCTTTGATCTTTTTACACACACCCAACTTCACTAAGTTATCAATAACCCTGTGAACGTTACCACGACCCTTATCTCCCGTGATCCTCATAATATCATCATAAGAAGGCCCGTACCCAAACTCCTTCCACCACATATCTATCGCATCAAATACATTTCTCTCTTTAACCGTCATATCCTTCTCCTTACATTGAGCCTCAGTCAACCGCCCAGGCTTTCTCATCAACTCCAACTCCCTCTTCGTAGGCGTATATTTTATCTTCACTTCAAAAACCCATTTTTTTCCTGAATAAAATCAATAACTTACAAGCGCTCTGGTAATATTACCACCCCTACTGGTAGTAGGGTTATTCGATTTTTAAATATATATACCCCCCACCTCATTGCGTTTCGGAAGGTGACGGGGGGGTTTCTGGGAGATCAACACTTTTTGGGGATGGTTGAGTGAGGGGAATAGTATGCGTAGGATCCCCTGCCCTCTCGCTCGCGTCCGCGGGGGGTGGGGGTGCGGTGGGGTCTGCGCTCTCTGAAATTTCCGCCAATAAAGATGCACCGCCCGAGCGTTTAGGCTTGGCCTCGACGTCGATCACCTGCTTGATGCGCTCCAGTAGTTGCGCTTTGATGTCTCCGCTCTTTTGGTGGATGACTGTTGTCTCTTTGCGCTCCATGAAGGCGCCCACATCGTAGAGCTTGCCGATTAGTTCTAAGGCCTTCATGCGCTGAGCGGGAGGGAAATCCTCATCAATGGAGTGCTTGACTAGCTGATGGATTAGGAGGGCCTTCAATTCTCTGGGGGTTCGCTGTTTCTCCGCCTCAATAGCCAACTTGTAGGCCTCTACCTCTTTTGACACTCTTTCATCACGCGCCAGTATGTAAGGCGCTCTATTCAGCGTGTGCTCACTCTTTGCATTGTAGACATCCTTGTACGCTTGGCGCTTACTAACCGCTCCCTCTGCGAGCTTTCTAGCGTATTCTCTCTGCTTATGTGTGAGCGGTTGTTTTGTCCCCAGTAATTGCTCGATGGGTGTCTTATCTAATGTCTCTCTTATTTGGGCTTTCGAGAGTCGAGGAGGAGCTTTCCTCTTTGCGGGCTTTTCTGTATCAAGTGACATTGTGCGTCCTCATAATGGTAACGTTTCCATGAGTATAAACGCAGACACCGCACCTCTGCAACACTCGAGCGCCACAAAACCCCTCAAAAACAGAAATACTCCCTTATAAATCAATAACTTACATGCGTTGGCACGAATCTTGTCTGTTATATATATGTAAGGGTCGAAAATGTTAGCCCTTATTTTCTGCAACTACTGGAGAGCATAAATGAAAGTAACACAGTCACTCATTGAAGATTTTGTAATCAGCGCCCGCAAGAATGACATTCACAACTTGAGCGCCTACTTGCCACGCAACCACAGGTTGATCGCGAACAACACGACAAAGCAAATCCGCAAGCTCAAGGATTATTACGCTTACGGCTATGACACGCTCGGCAACATGATTGCACTTTGCGCTGATGGTTATACAAGACAATTCACGGAGGTTTAAGCCATGACTGAACAACAAGCCTATCAAAACATTGACGAGCTTACGCGTCAACTGCACGCGCTCGAATTGAATCCCTCATCATACATTGGCGGAATCAAGGCCTACATGAGCGGAGTGAGCTTGACCTATACGTTACGCGCTGAGGCCAAAATCAAGGCCATCAAGGACAAGATTGCGCACGCTGAACAATTCATTGAGGAGGTTTAAATCATGAAATTCGACTACACCGAACACAAGATTTGCGGACACTTTATATCCGTCCTGATTAACGACGATCCAACTGGCCTCAGCGATGAGGATTTGGAACAATTCGAACTATGGTATGACATCACCCACACACCATCCAGTCATTATGAGGTAATGGGCGAGGAGGGACATTTTGCATTTTGCGAGGTATGCGACCTCATGGGAGACGTCTACACCGTCCGCCAATACTTCCCCGCCTTTGAGGAGGTTACACAATGATTATCCACTTTCACATGAAAACCGCCTTCGGATGGCAACACGTCCTAGAGCGCGAGCACGATTCGCCCAAGTGGACACCCCCACAACGCGAATGGATCAACGAAATACTTAAACACGGTCACATGTGCTTAACTGTTGGTGACACTATGTATTCAATCAAAAAAGGAGATTAACCATGCAACCACAAGACAAGAAAATCATTTTCAGGATCGCGCAAACCGCGCTCGAGCACGCGCTAAGCTCTGAAATCATCATGGAAGAGCTAGGGCTTTCTCAGGAAGAATGCGACCGCCTATATGCCCTAATGGAAGACGAAACCCACCAACAAACCGCCCGCACCGTCGAGGCTTTTATTAAAACCTTGGAGATTTAACATGGATTTAAAACCACAAATTATTTCAGCGCTTTACACTTTCGTTCACAAGCGCCCTCAGCTTGAATACGGTAATTATGGCGATCCCTCCAGTTATCGCGCGGAGGCGCGCGCCATTATCAAAGACCTACACCATGCCCGCAAATTATTGGCACACGTTGAGCGCTCGGGTATCACCGCTCAAGAGCTAGTCGATGCGAGCTTTCAGGCTTTTTCAGGTCGATTAACCATAATTCCCGCCAACACTTATAGCGATGAAATAAGAATTGACTATTGCGCGGGTCAATACTTCCCCGCCGAATACAGAAAAGCGGTGTGCGCGGTATTGGCGCGGGCATTGTGGAATTATTGGCGCTCGGACGTAAACGACCCTCAACGGATACGCAATACCGCCCGCCTTGTACTTGGCAAGCCGTTGGCAAGGGCCTATTTTAATTGAGCGTAACTGATGATGGGTTGATTACCCGAAACCCGCCCGCGCGGGTCTTACGCAACTACTGGAGAAAACATGGAACACACAGAAAACGACTACATACAAGCGGGCTATAAATTCGAGCGCGGATTTTGGTCATTGGCGCGTTTTGAGCGTATGTTGGAGCGGGAGGCGCCCGCCTTCCGCTCAATTGCTATTACTTTGTTCAATCGTGGAAGACTGGAGGCGCGCTCATGAAATACTTAATTTTTAACATCAAAGGCCAATTTTTAGCCGAATTCGAGACCTATTGGAAAGCGCAAGAGGAGGCCATGCAGTACATAGCGCGCTCTGGTTACTTCGCCTATGTCAAACCCTCGGACACGCTCGACAAGGCCGAGGCGGGCAGTTATGGCGAATATTTGGACGCATTGGAGGCTTAACCATGAAAGTAAAAGATTTAATCCTAGAACTCAAAAACGTTGACCAAGAGGCCGAGGTTTTTATTTGGGACGATGGGACGCGCAAGCCTATTGCAGACTGGCAACCAGTTGACGAGTGGGGAGTGCATTTTGTGGATTTAAACGTGAATCAGGAGGCTTAAAAAATGGATTTTTTCGAATACTGCAAGAGTTTTTACTCGATTAAAAAGGGCATTTATCCGATAGCAACCGACCGCGAAATCGAGCGGGCCATTAAATTGAGAATGAAGGACAAATCCCTACCATTCGAGGGCGATAGCGTTGACCGCGAGCGGGTGCGCGAGATTATCGAATCATTTCAAGGGGTAAATCATGCAAGCTGACAAGATAACGATGAGCAGAGACATGTTAGACGATGGGTCGATGGTGATTAACTTTGACGTAATTGATGAGCATGAAGACTTGATTGCAAGTAATGGTTATGTAATCGCGCGACAAGATGATGAAGATCAATGCTTTTATGTGACGATTTTCAACCATGAAGGAGATGTGATTTCAGAAACAAGTATTCCATTCACAAGCACAACTGATGAGCCCTGACTGGGCGAAACGCGCGGGAGCGCGTCTTGTGCAACTAACTGGAGTAAACGATGCCAAACTGGTGCGATAACGACCTTGTATTAACCCATAAAGACCCCGCCATGATAAAGCGGGCACAAGAGGCTTTAGAAAAGGGACAGCTATTCAATGAATTTATACCAATGCCAAAGGCTTTAAAACCCTTGGGCATTAAGTTAATGATTGAGAATGGCGATTACTTTTCAGAGTTGAATAACTTTATGGAAACTTTAAACATCAAATATTATGGTGTTAAATCATGGTACGAATGGTGTTTAAAAAACTGGGGAACAAAGTGGGACATTGGAGAAAATTCTCACATTACCCTGATAGATGAAAACAATTTAAAAGTTAACTTTTCGACCGCATGGTCACCGCCAACTGATTTTTACGAAAAATTAACCGAATTTGGTTTCAATGTTCTAGCTTATTACTATGAATCGGGCATGAACTTTTGCGGTGTTTTTGAAAGCATAGACGGCGAAATGCTACAAGATGAAACAATAAACATCGAAGGCGATGCGTCTTGGGTTGAGGCCAACGTGCCTTATGAAATCAATCATGCGTTTGCAATCAGCGAAAACATGGACTACGAAGACGAAGAAAGCACAACTGATGAGTCTTAAATAGACGAAACCCCGAAAGGGGTCTTGTGCAACTACATAGCAAGAGGCTAAAAAATGGAACTATTACCAATTGAGCAAGCGTTTTACAACCTTTACACAAACCGCATATCACAATGTCCTGACGATATTGTGATGCAGTTTATCCGCTTGGAGACCGAAATTAACCCAAACTGGGACGAATTTCCGAGTGAGTATTACTCGCACCTAAAAGATACATCTATCGCGTTTTATGCGGGCTTTGAGCTTGGGAGGGCAAACAATGGATAACATTCAACGCGCTGTTGAGCTTGTTTGGTACGCATACAAGCAAGAAATCACAAAAGAGGGTGATTGGTGGTTTAACTTAGATGAGCACACGCTCAACTTTTTTGACCAAGAAAACGATGGGCTGATGACTGTATCAGTCTACGACGCGCCCAACAATCAAACCAACTACGACAAAGTGAATTTTTCAATGTATTTTCAATATGAGGTGGCAAATGACTGCAAAAGAAGCGTATGAAATATTAGATCGCGAAGGGATAGATTTCGATGTCATTGAGATATTCGAAGGCTTTCGCGTAATTCACATCAATGTAGATGAAGAACAAGAGGAGAACACAAATGGATAGAGAAATTGTATCTTATGCCGTCCAAATTACTTGGAACGATGGGGCAACTGAAATTAGAAATGATTTCCCGCCTATTTCCTACATTAACGAATGGTTAGACGAAATTGAATTGGAAGAAAACAAAGCATACAACATGATTGGAATTGATGATGAATAAATGGATTGTAATTAACGGCAACCCTCTTGATGGGTTTACATATCATGGGCCATTTTCGAGCGCACAAGAGGCGAACGAATATGGTCACGATCATTTTGACGAATCAGGGTTTTTTATTACACAACTGGAGAAGGAGCAAAGCGAATGAAATACTACATTCAAGAAACAATAACGCGCGAATATTTGATCCATGCCGACTCGATGGAGGACGCTATCGCGCAAGCCCATGAAATAGATGAAACATGGGACTATGACGAGACGGGACACGGATTCACATACATCATTGAAGATGAAACTGGAAAGGATATGGTGCTATGAACACTTATCGAATTTACTCAAGTCAAAAACTTTTTTATGTCACAAAAATTGAAGCAGATTCTGAACAAGAGGCATTTGAAAAATTTTGGGATGCTGATTTGGATGATGTAGACGAATATGGAGTGATCGAAATTGACAACATAGATTTAATTGAAAAAGGAGAGTCAAAATGAAGACATACAAAGTACAAGCAAGTTATGTGGTTTATCTTGAGGCCGAGATGGAGCTGGAGAACGACGAAGACCCTTGGTATCATGCAAAACGCATGGATGGCGGAGACTTCAGTAGGCTTGACGATTACAACTGGAGCGTTGATAGCGTCGAACTGATTGAGGAGACTCCTGATGATGAATGAATTCGACGAGGCTTTTATTCACTCTTACACGAACAACGTGGGCAACTGCCCGCGTAACGTCATAGAATGCTTTTTAACCGATCCTGATGGCGATTTTCACCATGTATACAGGGATTATTACTCTAGGCTTTCCGATGCTTACAATATTTGGAAAGACGCAATTTATTTTGGGAGATCAGTAGAATGAAAGTAAGAATGAGAGACGATTTAGCCCTCAGAGGCGATCTTGTGCCCGCTTATGAGGGTGTTGTCTATCCCGATGAAGGGGTGGAGGTTCAATATTTAACCGCGTGCGACTTGGATGGCGCAATATGCTTACCCGATGAGAATGAGGACGAATACAACTTTAATCGAATCAAGCTCAAGACTGGTAACGTGTTATACATGAGAGGCATTGACTTAGATTGGAACTAACACGATGCGAACAACTGGGGGTTTGCCAGTCGATCAACTGTGCAAACTGCCCACGCAAATTGGTAATATTACCACTTACACGAAACTTACAGAAGTGGCGCGAGGCTCTTTCCCGCCTGATACGTCCCA